CTGTTCATTCGACGGAAGCTTGAGGCGTTTAAGAAGAACCCGACACACAAGCGCGCCTTGGCCCTGATGGCGTGGGCGTACATGCCGAGCCTCGCGGCCCTGGGTAGGTAGTTGCAAAAAAAAAGATGCCGCGATCTGTGCAAAAAGCCTGATGGTTCGCACACATAAGGAGTCGTTCAACATTAGACATGGGTTCGCGCGAGGCGCGCCGCACTCCCTTGCCGAGATCGCGACGATCTCCAAGATGCCGCTCTCTGTGCTGCGGGAAGTGTATGCTCGAGGGGTTGGTGCGTTTAGGACCAACCCCGCGAGCGTGCGGCCGCACGTGAAGAGTGAAGAGCAGTGGGCGCAGGCGAGGGTGTACAGCTTCGTTGACAAGCTGGAGGCACAGGTGCAACTGAATCATGACACTGACCTTGCGCGTGGATCAGTACTAAAGCGTGGCTAAACCAGCCTGTAGAATGTATCGGACACACGCCGGTACTGACGTTCTGTCACCCGCTGCGGGATCATCTCGGCACGCAGTGCGGCGAGGGTCTGCGCAGGTGTGTTTGTCTGTAAGGCACGCGGCTGTGCGATATATTGATCAAATGTGGTCGGTTCCCTGTTCGCTGAAATCTCGATGGTGCGCACACGGGTCGCCCTGCCACGTGCCTCGCGGGCCTTGGCCCTGCGTGCGAGTTCGATGAGGGTCGCCTTGCGCCCTGCGTATCGGTTCACTGCGTTTGCGTGGGCCTTTGTGCTCACGACCTTGCCGCGGTTGTTCAGCATTAGGTCGGAACGGCGCAGCAGGCCCGCAGTCATGCGTGCCTTGCCGTCCCACACCTCTTGCTTGGTCCCGAACCTTGCCATTTTACAAGGGGGAATGTAGGTTTTAATACATCGCCATGCCGCGCCCGCCGATTAGACCGCCGCCGATGAGGGCGCCGCCGATCAGACCGCCGCCGATGAGTGCGCCGCCACGTCGGCGACGTCCGCCGATCAGGCCGGCGCCAGTCGAGCGGGTTCGTCGCTGCGAGAAGGTTGGTGCGTTTGCGGCCGAAGCTGCTGCAGTGGCAGCCGATGACGCAGCTGCTGCGGCCGTTCGTGCCTTAGCGGCGAGACGCGCGAGCTTCGCCTTCTCCTTGCGCGCAGCGACGGCCTCGGGTGCCGCGCGAGCCGTTGCCCTCGCCGCCTTTCTGGCGGTGGCACGTGCTGCCTTCTCTGCGACTGTCATCCTGGCGCGCGGTGCCGCCGGAACGTAGGTGTAGTTCCTTGTAAAGATGCGACCGCATGCAGCGTTGGCGAGGACCTGCTTGATGGCAGCGTTCCGTAGACGTAGGTGGTCACCTCGTGGCATTTCTCTTTTTAGGGGAATGGTATGCGATTTTTATTTAGCGACGGACACGTCTCATTATGTCGTCCATCGTGAACTCGAGGCGCTGGGGCTGAGCTGCTCGCTCTCGTCTAATCTCTTCCAGTGTATCAGCGAGCGCACGCTCTGCTCGAAGGAAGTCGGCGTCTGCTTGACGCTGTGCGGCGCCAGGGTCCACGCGAGGGGCACGCGCGCGTGGGGCACGCGGTCTCCCGCGAATAGCATCTGCTGCTGCGTTCGCGGCGGCCATCGCCTTGCGTGTCTTCGCAGCCAGGCGAGCAACGCGGGCCCTCTCCTTTCGCGCCAAGACGGCATCGGGGTCGGCCCTCACGGCCCTGCGCGCGTCCATTCTCGCCTGCGCCCTCATTGCCCTCTCCTCGAGCGTCATGCGCGCCCTCGGTGGAGCTGGGGCGTACCGGTAGTTGCTGGCGAAGATGTTGCCGCACCTGGTGTTTGCAAGGACCTGCTTGATCGCGGCGTTCCGTAGACGAAGGTTCTCACCACGTGGCATCTCGGGGGGTTTTACATAATCGGTGCCCTGTTTTTATTTCGCATGGCTACTGAGGTAAAACAGCGAGCATGTCGTACTACGAAGTGCAAACCGGGATTCCCCCTTCCGCGCTAATGGCATTGTACCAAAAGCAGAGCTACGCGGACCGATACGGCGGGTGCTGTATGTGCGCGGGGAGCGAAGGCGGCTCGATGGGCGAGCTCAGGCGCTTCTCCTCTGACCTCCTGGCCAAGGGGTACACGCCTTCGCAAGCGCTCGGCGAGTACCGCCGGCTGCAGATGAAGGGCGGGGCCATCGAGCTGCCGATGGCCTTGGACCGCAGCGGCACCGTGAACACGCCGCCGATCATGTACCAGCTCCCATGGGCTCAGTCGTTCAACGACACCGCGGCGTCTGACGCAGCAGCTCGCGAGCTGTACGTCCAGCAATGGCGCCGGGCCTCGCTGTCCCAGAACCGGGGCATGTGAGCTGGGGGCGCGTAGTTTCTAATTTCGCGAATCTCCATGTGGAATAAAGTCGGATTGTAGGATAATAAAGGCCAAATGCTTTCGTTCCGCAAGGGGACGCCTGTCGCGGTGGTGTGTACTGGGAGCGAGGAGGGCCGGCGCATCTTCATCGCGCCGGACGATGGGGCGCCTGAGCAGAGCCGCGACCCTGAGGATGTGCTTGACATTGCGCCGAGCAAGACGAAGGTCATGAGTGTGCAGGAGCGCATGACGATCCGCAGGTACCTGTCCAGCGAGCCCGCCGTGGACGCCGTGATGGCTGCGCACATCGAGAAGCTGCAGCGCGAGCTCGTGGCCAAGAACAGGTATGAATATTTCAGCGACGACGGGACCCTGTGTGTCCTGCCAAGCAAGCACAGCGAACGGGTCTATGTTGCAGGGAAGTCAGGAGCGGGTAAGTCGACGTTCACGGCGCAGTACATTCGCGAGTACCAAGAGATGTTCAAGGAGCGCCGCGTGATCCTGTTCAGCACACATGACGACGAAAAGGCATACCGTAAACTCAATATCACACAGGTAGAGCTCGACGACGAGTTCATGGAGAGCCCCCCGACCCTGGACGAGCTGGCCGAGTGCCTCGTCGTGTTCGATGACACGGACAACCTGCAAGACAAGAAGCTGCAGGCCGTGATCAACGGGGTGAACGCCGACCTGCTCGCCAACGGGAGGAAGTACAACATCCACGTGATCACGCTCGCACACCAGCTCATGGACTACGGCCGGTCGCGCACGCTATTGAACGAGGCCAATCGGGTGGTCTTCTTCAACGGGGGCAGCGCGTACCACATCCAGCGGTACATGAAGGTCTACGCGGGCCTCGAGCAGAAGCAGATCCGGCGGATCCTGAATTCGAAGTCGCGGTGGACGTGCATCGGCCTGACGCTGCCCAACTACGTCATCAACGAACATGAAGTGTACATCATACGCCCCGGGTCATAGCCACGACGAACTGGTCTGGCGTGCACCCTTCTTTTTTGCACGTGTCCAGCATGTGCCGGTGGTACGCCTCGGCGCTCATCTTGTCGTTCCATGACCGCACGGCGCAGTGTCGCCCGCACGTGGCCGTGTCCTCGTCTTGCAGTTTGAACTGGTTGTACGCGACGGGCCGGCCTGCGTTGTACAGCAGACGGATCAGCTCGGGGTGCTCCTGCCCAGACACGCGCCTGAAGCTGGGGTCGATCATGTCGAGGGTCTTGTCCGGGAACGTCCCGAAGGAGTCGAAGACCTCAGTGCACGGCGCGCCGTGGTCATCTACGGTGTCGTGCACGAGGATCCAATGCCCATTGCGGGGGCGCTGCTCGTATAGCAGGGCGAATGGCCTGTCTGGCAGGCGGACCATGCTTTGTAGGTCGCCGTACGCGTACGTGCGCCCGCCCAGCATGGAGGACAGGCGCGTCCCGCTTGTCGGCTCGTGGATGGGATCCATTTGCTTTTTTTACCGTATAGTGAGAGTAAAATGAGCCAGGCCCACCACAGCGTCGACCCCGTGTTCGGGGCGAACCTCGTGTACTACAATGCGACCGTGGTCAACAACACAGCGACCGCGCTGCCTGCGCTGGTCAATGACACACGTAACGCGGCCATCATCCACATCCCCGAGAAGTGGGAGATGTCCATCGTGCGCTTCGACATCGACACCAGCCTGATCCCCGTGGCCAAGCTGCCCATCTACGACCCGATTGAACAGGAGTACGTCACGCTTGGCGTGACGTACGTCGCAGGTGGAGAGTCCACCGGCGTCCGCTACGGCCGCACGTACACTAAGGGGATTGAGACGTCGATCCAGGACGTCGTCGACGTGATCAACTCTGCCTTCGCCGGCTTCTCGTTCGTCGAGGACCCAAAGCCCCCGGGCGCCCCGTACCTGTGGTACGACGCGGAGGCCCAGCTGCTCAAGCTGTTCGCGCCTGAGGAGTGGCTGACCTCTCCTATCGTCGTGTACGTGACGAAGTCGATGCGCCGCTACCTCCGGGGGCTCCCATTCACGTACGCGGGGCTTTCAGACGGGAGGGATTTCCGGTTGACATTCGACCCGTCTTGGCAGCGCGCACTTGACGGTCAGCGTGCAGGGTTCCCGGATGCCGTTCAGCCGCCGGCGTACGCTCCCAACGGGCTCGTGTACAAGACGCAGGAGGCGCAGATCCTGAGCTCGTGGAGCGCCTGCAGGTCCATCTACATCACGACTGACAGCTTCCCGGTGCAGAGTGAGAGCATCCCCAACTCCGTGCTGCTATCCAACCGCGGCTCGGTTAGCTCGGGCAGCATCCCAATAATCACCGACTTCATCCTGCCCACCGATGGCAACCCCGTGGCAGACCGGGACCGCCTCGAGTACTTGCCCACTGCAGAGTACCGGATGGTCCAGCTCGGCGGGCGCGAGCCGATCACGCGCGTCAACCTGCAAGCGTGGTGGACCGACTTCTCCGGCAACTCGTACCCGATCCTGCTCTCTGAAGACGGGTCCTTCTCCGCCAAGATCCTCTTCCGTAAGAGGTCGACCTTCCAGGCGTAAAAAAAACCTGATGTATGCTCTGCTAAAAAGCAATGTCGATCACCATCGAGCGCCTCAACACCCAGCGCGTCGTCGATCCGCGGACCGACCTCAACTCGTATGAGCGTCGGACGTACCAGATCTACGACGGAGCGAACGATGTGGGTTACCAGCGCGTGTTGCCAGACGGCGCGGCCAATGCATCCTCGATGACGTTCAGCTGCAACCCGCCGAGTGCGCGCGTCTTCGTCAACCGCCGCGTGTACGTGACCATGACCTTCCGCCTGACCTTCACGGGCACGTCTACAGCGCAGCTCCTGCAGATGAGTGGCGCGAACTCCTCCACGAGTGCCAACACTGGCGCCAACAACTTCGATGGTCCGCGCGCGTACCCGATCGCCAACGCTACGCAGAGCATCCAGGTCTCGCTCAACAACGATCGCCTGTCGCAGAACACCAATCGGTTCTACCGCGGCACCACTCGGTATGCCAACCACCACGTCCAGAGCGAGATCGACTACGGGCTCACTCCCACGATGCTCGACAACGCCCAGAGTCTCGCGTTCCTGGCCACGCTGGGTATCAACCCGCTGCAGCCGTACGGCACGAGTCCCAACCAGACCACGCGCACAGGGTTTGTAGGATGTGATGTGATCACGAACACGGCGACCAGTGGTGTCGTGCTCCTCACGGTCACAGAGCCGCTGTGGCTCTCTCCCTTCCTGTTCGCTCGTGGCCAGCAGGACACGGGCCTGATCGGGATCCAGACGATGAGCGTCACGCTCGCGCTGGGTGGGCGCGGCAACGGCGTCTTCGGCGGCCTCGCGGGCGCCCTGTGGTCGCACGCATCCAGCAGTGCCTCGACCATCACCAACGTCGCCGTCGCGGTGGACTCAGCCGAGATGCTCTTCTCGTACCTCACGCCCGACTCGCTGCAGGTCATCCCTGAGATCAACAATTACCCCTACAGCGAGCCCATCGTGTACACGCAGGCATTCACTCAGGTCGTCCCTGCTGGCGACACTCAGCGCCTCGAATTCAACAACATCCAACTCAACAGCATCCCCTCGCGCGTGCTCATCTTCGTGTCCGAGCGCGATCAGGACTTCGACTATACGAAGACGGACACGTATTTCGGTATCGAGAACGTGAACCTCTCCTTCGACAACCGCGACGCCATCCTGTCCAACGCGTCCCACCGTGACCTGTACAACATCGCCGCGAAGAACAACACCAATTTGACGTGGACACAATGGTCCAAGCACGCCGGCGCCGTGCTCGCCCTCGACTTCGGCGACGACATCCCGCTGCGCAGCAACCAGGCCGTCGGCCTCCGTGGCAGCTACAACTTCAGGATGTCCGTGACCGCGCGCAACCTCGCCGGAGCGGCACAGTACCCCCAGCTCACGGTTCTCGTCATCTCCACGGGCGTCATGACCGTCGCGCAGCAGAACGTCGTGCGCAGCGTTGGTATCCTGTCCAATGAGGACGTGCTCAGCGCGAAGACGCAGCCAGCGATGCCCTACCACCACAAGGGCGACCTGTACGGCGGGAGCTGGTGGGACGATTTCAAGTCAGGGTTCATGTCTGTGATCAAGCCCGTCGCGAACATCGCGAGCTCGGTCCTGCCGTTCATCGCGCCCGAGCTTGCCCCCGTCGCGTCCATGGTCAATTCGGCCGTAGGCAATGGGATTATGGGAGGGCGTCTGGTCGGAGGCCGAAGGGTCTCGCGCTCTGCGCTCGCGCGCGCACTCCATTAGGCTTTAAAAAAAAACCTGATGGTAGGTTTGGTAAAAACGCAATGGACATCAGACTGTTGAGCGCGAACGGACTGCAGGGCTCCGCTGCGCAGGCCCTCGCGGCTGACCGCGAAGGCAAGTTCGACGCAATAGTCGGCGCACTCACAGCGTCGACCTTCACCACCGACGAGATCGATGTGAACACGCTGCGGACCAGCGAGATCGTAGCGGAGGCGTACACAGTACCAAAGGCCGGACTCACGCCGACTGAGGTCGAGATCGCGATCGGCCGCTCCATCTCGGTGCTTCGGGACCCAAGCTTCATCCAGGCTCTCAGCGACGCAGCGCCTGGTGCTGTGATTGATGAGCTGGGACTGCTGTCTTATAAGGCGCCGTACAAGTACGTCCCCGGCCAGGTGTTCCAGTATGTGCTCGATGGATCCATTTCGTGTGCAGCCAACGAGCATGAGGTGTTCGCGTGCCCATGGTTCGTAGACTCAGATCCCACCTCTGTCACCGATATCGATTCGAATGGCTTTGCACTCCTACGCGTGCGCGCCGCCGCACCGAATCAGTTCACCCTGCGCACGACCATCACAGTTGTCGCAGTCACAAACACGACCGTGACGTACAAGTGGTCTTCCGTTGTCACTAACGGCGACGTCGTCCCTGGTACAATCGAACCAATCTACACGACGACAGGCACGGCGGCCCTGATCCCCTACGACTCGGGTGACCCCACCGCCCCGGGTACCCTTCCATACACGGTATTCGCTTTCTACCCTAACAACACCCTCGTCGACGGCGACGACCTTGAAATCGCGGTCTCGAATTTCTACATCCTGCAGGTGGCAGGGCCATCCGGGTACGTCGCGCCCTTGTAATGTTTCAAACGCTGACTGATTCCGCTCGCAACACCTCCCCCATCGGGGGCTCTTTTTTTGCGTCCAGAGGAGGCGTGTTCTCTATGACACACGCGTTGCAGCAGCAGGCCACGCGCCTGCACCGTGAGTACCTGATTGCGCCGAACACACCCAGGACGAGAGTGGTGGCTCCGCCTATAATAGCGAGTATGTCTGCAGTGCTCGACACTACGTTCCCCATTTATTTAGGAACGTTACCAGTAAAATGGACAATCGGCTGCTGAACTCCGGTGACTCTAACGAAAAGATCTCGTCGCGCCCCAGGTTCAACCGTGTGTCAGCCTCGACGTTTCTGAAGGAGCTCCCAGACGGCACGTACGTCCCCCTCGAGACGGGCCCGGGCCCGCCGGGCCCACCTGGCCAGGCTGCGACGATCGCCGTGGGGACGACCACGACGGTCGCATACCCCACGCCGAGCGCCGTCGTGAACAGCGGCACGAGCAGCGCCGCTGTGTTCGACTTCACGCTGTCGCGCGGCCCTGCTGCAACGGTCAGTGTAGGAACCACGTCGACCCTCGCACCAGGGAGCGCGTGCACCGTGTCCAATAGCGGCACGACCAGCGCGGCCGTGCTCAACTTTGGGATCGCGCAGGGCCTGCCCGGCGTACCTGGCGCCGGCGCGGACGTGATGGTCGGGTCTACGACGACGTTGCCGCCCGGTACACCGTGCAGCGTGAGCAACAGCGGGACGGCGCAGAACGTGATCCTTAATTTTGGGATCGCGCAGGGCCTCGCCGGCCCTGCAGGCACCGACGGCGTCGCCGCAACCATAGCCGTTGGCACGGTGAACACGCTGAACCCAGGTGACCCTGCGACCTTCGTCAACAGCGGGACGGCGTCCGCCGCGGTCTTCGACGTCGGCCTTCCACGCGGCGCTGATGGGGTGCCTGCGTCAATCGCCATCGGAAACGTCACTGAGCTGCCACCAGGCTCAACGCCTACAGTGGTGAACGACGGCTCGAGCACGGCTGCCATCCTTGCGTTCGGCCTGGTCACGGGTGACACTGGCGCGACGGGTGCAAGTGGAGCTGATGGCACAGCGGCGACGATCGTGGTCGGCTCCGTCGTGCCACTCGCGCCTGGTGCAACGCCAACCGTCGTGAACGCGGGCACATCGTCGGCCGCCGTGTTCGACTTCGGCCTGGTGAGCGGCGCAGATGGCGCTGATCCTACGATCGCCGTCGGCACGGTGACCCCCCTCGCGCCAGGTGCCACGCCGACCGTTGTGAACTCGGGCACGCCGACGGCTGCCGTGTTCGATTTCGGCCTGGTAAGCGGAGACACTGGAATCCAGGGACCAATCGGCCCACAGGGCGACCCAGGCGCCGCGGCGACGATCACGATCGGCACGGTGTCCGCCGTCGCGTACGGATCGGCTCCAAGCGTGGTGAACGTTGGCACACCAGAGGCCGCTGTCCTCGACTGGCAGCTCGTCACAGGACCACAGGGCCCGGCTGGCAGCAGCAGCTCTGTCTTAGAGTACCAATTCCAGACAGCGACGGCTGCGCCCCCGACAAATGGACACATCCGTATCGACAACGCGGACCCGTCCCTGTCTAACAGCATGTATGTGTCACACATCGATGTTAACGGAGTGGATCAGGATTACATCCTGCAACTCGTGCCCCCGTCTGCTACGCTCGTGCTCCAGAAGAAGGGAAACTCAGCTATAGCATACACGTACAGTGTCGTCGTCACGCTCGCACTGACTGGCTACGTGCGGTATGAGACGATATTCGTAAGCAGCGCGGGCGTGCTCTCCAACAACGACCAGGTCGTCCTCATCATAGTGAACAGCGCGCCGCCTGGCGAGGCCGCGACGGTGAACGTCGGAACGGTGACACAGGTGCCGTACCCGGGACCTATCACTGTAACGAACGCAGGCACAACATCGGCTGCGCTGCTCGACTTCGTACTATGCCCGGGCCAGGATGGCGCCCCGGGTGCTGACGGCGCAGCTGCGACGATCACAGTGGGAACGGTTACAGCGTTGCCTGCTGGGTCCACGCCGACCTTCGTCAACAGCGGGACGGCGTCCGCCGCGGTCTTCGATGTGGGCCTGCCCGTCGGTGCCACGGGGGCGAGTGGTGCCGCTGCCACGCTGACCATCGGTTCGACAACGACGCTTCCCCCGGGCAGCTCTGCAACGGCGTCCAACTCGGGCACGTCGAGCGCGGCGATCTTGAACCTCGGCATCCCAACGGGGGCAGACGGCACGGCTGCGAGCATCGCGGTCGGATCCGTGAGTGGATTGGCACCTGGCTCGACGCCTACAGTGACTAACGTCGGCACGAGCACGGCGGCCGTGTTCAACTTTGGACTGACCGAAGGAGCTGTCGGCGCAACGGGGCCGGGGGCGACGGTTGCCGTGGGGACGGTCACGACCCTCGCAGCGGGTCAGCCTGCCACCGTGACGAACGTCGGTACGCCGACCGCGTCCGTCTTGAACTACGGCATTCCGCAGGGACAGACTGGGCCACAGGGCGCAGTGGGCCCCCAAGGGCCTGCCGGCCCGAGCACCTCGAGCACATTCACGACGACGTCCATCTTCTCATATTACGGCACGACCGCGACGACCACGCACGTTAACATGGCGAGCGGGACGATCAACGTCCTTGGCTCTATCGCGTCAGGTGTGACGACAGCCACGACAAACATTCGGACTATGCAGATGCGTGCGAAGAACGCGCCGAGCAGCACGGGTGACGGGCAGGACGCTGGGTGGTTCGGTACGATCTCGAGCAACACGACTACGTTCGGGCGATGCTTCTCGTATTCGTACAGCTTCGGCATAGAGGACACAGTGACAAGCTCCACGCGCTCGATGATCGGACTATTCCAGGGGACCACGGCGCCAACCCTCAGCAGCTCGGCGACCGTCCAGGCATCGACGACCCCGTTCTGCGGGATCATCCAGGAGGTCGGCGAATCCGTGTGGTCTTTCTACACGCGCGGCGCGTCTGGTTTCGTCAAAACTGCCACGGACGTGCCGTGCTCCGCGCCCTCCTCTCTATGGTACCAGCTGACCATCGAGAACGCGCCTGGCTCCGCTAATTGCACGATGACGCTCACCGCCCTGTCTCTCAACACGGCGTCCGTCGTACGAACGAACACGTTCGTCCCTGGCGCAGCGGACACACCTGGTACCGCGCTGTTCAACTACGTCCTCCTTATTCGCGCGATGGCGAGCGCTGGCGGTATAAACAACACGGCGCAGCTGAGCCTCGCGAGTGTCAAGATCCACACACTTTGAAAAGGGTGGATTCTGGGTGCGAGAGGCGATAACCTCGACTTTAAAAAAAACCGGAGATACGTATGGCAAAAGTCCAATGGTCGCGAAGCGCAAAGTGGTAACTCGAAAGCCTGCGAAGAAAAAGCCGCGCTCGAAACTCGAGCTCGCACAGAGCCTCATCAACGCGACGCTCAAGCGCTCCCAGGCCCGTGCCACCCTCGACGAGATCAAATCTCGATACGCTGGCACGTATGGACGCCAGCCCACCGAGGCGATGGCGCGGAGCATCATGGCTGCGATTGCCGCAGGGATCCCCATGGACGCGACGTTCCGCGAGCCCGCGCCCGCTCTGGTGCCAGCGCCCGCCCCTCAGGTCCCGCAGAATCAAGTGCCTCTCGTCATGATCAACGCGCCGCCAGTCCGCCAACTCGCGCGGGCAGCAGCACAGCCCGCCCCCGCCCCCGCTGCGCCTGCACGAGTCGCAGCAGCGAACCGACGAATCGCGAACCTTGCGAATCAGATGCAACTGCAGCAGGGCCTGCCCGTGAGCCAACAGCCGGCTCGCATGGCCAATTTGGTCTATGACCAGGACGTCCCCACGAGCAGGCGCCGCGCCGATTTGGTCTACGACCAGGACGTCCCAACGAGCAGGCGCCGCGCCGATTTGGTCTACGACCAGGACGTCCCCACGAGCAGGCGCCGCGCAGCGCTCGTAGCCGATCAAGACGTCCCCACGAGCCGGCGCCGCGCCGATTTGGTCTACGATCAAGACGTCCCCACGAGCAGACGCCGCGCCGATTTGGTCTACGACCAGGACGTCCCAACGAGCAGACGCCGCGCCGCACTCGTGGCCGAGCAGGACGCGCCCACGAGCCAGCGCCGTGCAGCCGCTCAGGCCGTCGCCGGTCTTGTACAAGGGGAGGATGCGCCGATTAGCCACCGTCGCGCAGCCGCGCAAGCCGTGGCCGACCTCGTGCAAGGCCAGGACGCGCCCACGAGCCAGCGCCGTGCAGCAGCGCAGGCCGTCGCCGGTCTTGTACAAGGGCAGGACGCGCCTGTTAGCCAGCGCCGCGCAGCAACGCAAGCCGTGGCCGACCTCGTAGCCGATCAGGATGCGCAATCTGGTCGCCGCAGGGTTCGCCCGCTACTCGTCCAAGGACAAGACGCACCGGTGACCCAGCTCCGCGTCCCCGTGACCGAAGCCGTTGCGTCGCGGCAGGAAGCAGCAAACCGCAGGTTCGACGCGCTGCAGGCCCAAATCAACCCTCCCGGCATCCTCGTCTCCGATCAAGACCCGCAATCAGGCCGCCGCTACGTCCGCCCGCTTAGCCAGACGCGCCCGCCCATACTTGTACAGGGCCCCGTCGAGGCTACAGGAGAGACGACCGCACGCCTGCAGGCAAGAGACGCCGAGTTGAACGACATTCGAGCGCAGCGCGAGCAATTGGTTCGAGACCTTCAACAGGCGCGTGACGATAATGACATGAACTCATTGGTCGACTCGATAAAACGCCTCGGGATAAGATCTGCTAAACGTTCGCGGAAGGTGGGCGAGTTCACCCCACAACCGGTGGTACAGGAACCGGTGGTACAGGACCTTCCCACGTTCGCCGATCTCGAGGACCCTCCAGCACCCGTACCCGTACCCGTACCCGTACCCGTCGATGAGCGCGCGGCATTCCAGGAGCGAGCCGCGCAGCTTAACGCGAACCGAGAGGCGAGCATCGCGCGCCTCAACGCCCAAGCAGCCGCCGACTACCAAGCAAGGATGGCGCAGAGGGCAGGCCCTGCGCGCCCTTCGTCCCCCGTTCCTGCACCCGCTCCAATCGAAGAAGACGATGCGCCGGGGACCTTCGCGGACCTCGAGGCACTCGGGTCAGGGTCGAAGGTGCAGTCCGTGGCGTTCCCCCTCGATCAGTGGTCGAGCGCGTCGGCGCTGCGATGGCTGCGCTCGCACGGGTACCAGCCCAAAAAGAGAGGCGAAACGACGACCCACTTCCTGCGTTACCGCATTCGTGAGCCTCGCTTCGCCCGATACACCACAAGGATCGTCAACAGCCGCGGCCGTGAGATCCACCTCATCATTGGAATCTGAATACATGCGCCTTTTTTTTTACACAAAGTCGTGTGGCACTTCGAATCTCAGCATGTGCGGCTTGTGTGCCCACTTCACGCCCCACTTCGTAGACAGCGCGTTGAGCACATCGAGGCTGACCGCATGGCTGGCCATGAAGCCGTCGAAGGATAGGACCTTGACCGTGCCAGGTGGCATGCTCATCACCACGTGCTGGAGCACGTCGTTCTCTAAATTGGCCAGGTGCTGGCTCATGTTCGACCCGTATGGGTTCTTACTTTTTGTGTTTGGTGGATACTTGTGAGCCGCCATGATCGCTCGCTGCAGCGCTTTGAACTCTGGGTCAATCGCGCGCACGAACTCATTCGCCTCGCGCGTGGGGTAGTCCTGGAACATGGACATCAGGAGATCGATCTTGGTGAGCCCTGTCTCGGCGAGCACCTCGTCGCGGCTGTTGACGTACCGCTTAAGATTGGGGCACTCGACCCCGAGCTGGCCCGCCACGTACACGAGCAGCGTCGGCATGCAGTTCACGATGTCGTGGTCGACCTGCCCAGTCGGTGCGACCAAGGGGCCGCGCAGCGTCTTCGGCAGGGCCTGCTGGCCACGGCTATACATGCGACCGTCTGTTCGATGGCCTCCATTCCCATCCTTCGCGCCGCGATACGACACGCGAACACGCCCGTTGTGTGCGACCACCATGTCACAGTACTCACGGCTGAGATTGAACCCGTTCACCTTGTTCTTGGCCTTGCGCTCGTCTGCATACGCCTTCCCCATCCTGCGTACCTCCGTGTCGTACGTCTCGTCTACTTCCTTCTTGAGCAGCGCGTGCAGGGCGTCGTCGCTTAGGCTGCGGACGTACCTGGCTACGCGCACGTCCGACTCCTCGACGTACTCGATCTTTGCAGCCGATGCGGCTGCATTGGCCCCGCGCACGAGCATGACCTGGTCGATCTTGCGCGCCCTCGAGATCGCTGTGTATATCAGCTTGTTGTCCGAGAGCGCCGACACGTCGATGAACAGGCGCCCCTCGACAGTGGTGCCTTGGACCGAGTGCGTCGTGAACCCGTGCCGCAGCTCGCAGCTGGACCCGAGCACGAGGGGCTCCTTCACCTCGTGCACGATGTCGCCGTTGTAGTACGGCCCCGTGCGCTTCTTTACGAGGTACTTGGGTGCCTTCCCAGCCGCTACCATCGCATCCGTGTACGCGTCCTTCGTCGTGTGGCTATGCGTCAGGATGAAGTCGGTCGCGGGGTCATACAGCGCCGCGAGCGCGACCTGGTCGACGACAGGGATCGAATTGAGTGCGATGCGCATGCCCGAGCCACGTGTTCCGATCTCGTCACGAATATTCTGAAGTACCTTTGCAAGAATAGGGCACGTGCACCGATATTGATGGGTGTGGTGTACAGTGCGATCGCACAGGTTTGCGTCGAACGGCGTGGACTTGACACCCCCGGGGACGTCGAAATGAGGACATTGGCACGGGTCGCCCGCGAATATGAGGCGAGCGTGTGGGAACCGGGAGATGATGAATTCTTGGTTCTCGCGTGTGAGCATGGAGCACTCGTCGAATATGATTACGCTCGCCCTCGTGAACCTGCGCCATTTTGGACTTGACGACATGAGCGACGCGTGCGGCGCAGCGATGACCCCGTACGCCTCGCGCTTCTCCGCGCAGAGCTTATGGCTTGGCCCCGAGTACACGACGAGCCCCTCAGGCAGCCCCTTGTCCGTCAGCAGCGAGTGCGTCTTGCCTGATCCACCAGCCCCTTTGTGATACTCACGGTGCTCGTAGTGCGCATCACGGCCCTCGACCTCCTGCTCGTATGGATTGGCCTGGATGTAGCGCGTGCCGGGGGTGTTGGTCTTCATGAGTTCCTGCTTCACACGGAACACGTTCTCGAGGTCGCACACGTGGGGCTTCGCGTACACAGCGTCACAGGCGACACGGAGTACCTTGTCAAGCTGCATGCCGAGAAGCTGCTCGATCGTGTTGATACGCGTGCAGCTCGTGATGACGCCCGAGATGTGCGCCATGTGCATCGCAGACTCTCGCTCGTACGTCACGCACAGCTCTTGCTGGTCCTCGAAATACAAGACGTTTGGATTGTTCGCGACGCTTGCGATGTGGGACAGGAAGTCGTGTGTGCCGCGCACGTAATACCTCTCATGCTCCTTCTTCATCATCGACCTCCCCACCCAGGTGGCATACAGGCGTGAGTCGCCGTCCATCGCCATCCACCCCTCATCGTTGAAGTTGAACTCCCTGCGGCGCCCCCACGCGCCAGCGACGACGTCGAACGTCGCGCCCTGGCTGGCAAGGAACGCCAGCTCGCAACTCGGGTACACGCACCCGTCGACATACACGCGCCCGAGCATCGCGTCGATCTCGGCGAGCTTGCCCGTGAGCACGATCCCCGTGATCTGGTAGTAGCCAGGCCCGCGCAGCGTCGTCGTCTTTCGGAAGTCTGTGAAGTTGAACACAAACCCGTCGAAGAACTTGCACGACTGGAAGTTGCGGTACGCGCGCGCCTGGTCGATGCACATGTAGTCACGGTCGCCGTACTCGATGCCGCCACACGGCATTTGGCGGGCGAAATCACCCGTGTCGACGGCGTCGACGTGCCCGTTCAGGTGGACCCCGCGGCGGATGAACTCGGACAGGCGCGGGTTTTTCTTATCGCACAACCAGGCCTCTTCCATGCCGAAGTGCTCCAGCTGGGCACGCACGAAGTCACCATGCGGGGCCTTCACCTTGAACTCGCCCTCGAGCGTGCGCACCATGACGACATTGCGCGTGTTGCGCTGATACTCGAAATGCTGGTCGGTCTTGCACAGCTCATCCCACATCGCGGCCAGCGCGTCGCGCTCAACGTACACGGGGTTGTTGACTGTCATCTGGTCGAGGTGACCAAGCCGCGTGTTCGTGTACGCGAGGCTGCCGACCGCATTCCCAGCAGGTTCGAAGATCATTGGGTCGCGCACGCATGGCGTGTATACAGTGAGGCGCACGAGCAGCTTGTCCGCGACACTCTGCATCTGGTCCTCAGGCACACCGTCGGCGTATTGCACGAGCATCTTCTCTGCGCGCTTAGCGAGGCGCTTGTACGCAACGATCTTCTTGTCGGAGGTCGCCGCGTCGCGCCTGGCCTTGAGGTACTCGACGAGCGGCGCGATGACGCAGTTGAGGCTTCCGTCGCGGAAGACTTGGAACACATACACAGCAGGCAGGGCTGCGCCGATCGACAAGCTGATACTCTCCAGTCCCATCCTCTCCGACTCATAGAACACCTCGCGACCGAGCACGTCCTCGTCCTCGGTGATCTGCTGCGCGGTATAGCTGTACACCGTGTCGAACGGCGGCGATACCTCTCCGGTTGTCTGGTTGATTCGTCGGCGGGTAACGGTCACATTTAGCAGGGTCCCAGGGGTTCCATTGGCTACGAGTTCACGCGCTGCGAGGATCATGCGGGCATCGACGACGTCGCGGTTGTCGAGTCGGACAGGCGGCGGTGGTGGCGGCGCAATCGCGCGACCGCGGTCGTAGCGCACGGCCTCGTCGATCATGGCAACGAGTGGCGCGAGGTTGATGAGCTGGGCAGGCGCGGCGCGCAGTGGGGCGAGGCGGGCGATTGGGGCGTCGGCCGCGAGGACGAGATCGGCATCAGCCCTGGCGCGCTCACGGTTGAGACGGTAAAGCTCACGGCGGCGGGTGTTGCGCGGATCATCGAGCGGGGGCATCTTTACAAGGGAGGGGGAGAGAAAAAAAAGTCAGCCGAAACCGCACCCCCCTCCCCAAAGGGGGCGGCCGCGCCCCCGTGGCTCACCGGATGGCCATCGCAACCAAGAGTCCCAGGATGCCGCCGGCCGCGGCGGCCATCGTCGCGTTTCCAGTCGGGGGGTCGTCGTACGTCCGATAGCGACGCGCCTCCGGGTGGTTGCGATGCCACCGGTCAAGGACCTCCCGGCGCTTTCGCTCGCGGAAGTCAGGGTCGTCGTAGCGTCGCCGCGCGTAGTCACGAGCGCGTATGCGGCGGCGTTCGGCGCGGCTCACCGTCGGCGGTTCCACGAGATCGGCGGGATTCACCGGGAGCTCGATCATCTCAGCCTCTTCCATGACTGCGTTCGCGTCCATCTTCCTCTTTGTCATCCTGCCGTCCGGTTTTTTTTCTCCCGGCCGAGCGCGCCCCCCTGCGCCCCGTCGTCCTTTTCGTCCTTTTCGTCCTCCGCGTCCGGCCGTCCGGCCAGGCCCCAGCCCACAGCAGGCCCATTTCGTCCTTTTTTCGTCCTTTTCGGCCGGCCTGATCCCCGTGAAAACGCGGATCCGCGCCCCTCCTTACACGAATCGTGTGCGCCGGCCAGGCCGAGCCAATCCCCATTGCCTTGTCCTTACACGCGACACACGAAGTTTCGGCGGCCGAAAAGTCCTTACTGGATTGTGTAAGGCAAAAAAGACCCCCCAGGCCCTAAATCC